AACAAGAACTCTATCATCAAACATTACAAAACAGTTCATTGGTTCTGACAGTATAGTTAAAATAATTCCATCCACAAAGAACGATGTTATCAAAGCAAAAATAGATGAGAAACTACTTAATTTCTTTTGGAATTTTGAAATAGATAAAGTAAAAGTTGTTAAAAGAATTTCATTGATTGCTTCTAAAGAAGGAACTTGCTTTGTTAAAGTAGGATGGGAGAAAAGAACAAGAAAAGAATATGTAGGAGATGTTGGTTCTGTAAATTTAGAAATGCTAAAGCAAAGTATGCCTAATTATGATTTTATTGTTGAAAATGATAAAGTGTATAAAACAGAAGTTATTAAAAATAAACCTAAACTTGATATTTTGGCTAACGAGGATGTTTATACAGACCCACTTGCATATACAGTTCAAGAAAGCAGATTTCTTTTTATAAGAAAAGAGGTTACTATAGAAGATTTAAAAAGCAATCCTTTAATAAGCGATGAGAAAGTAGAAGGATGGATAAAAAAATTAAGAGAAGCTCAATCTGTAGAACCAAGTGAGGATTTACATGATAGAAATCTTGAATATCTTTTGGTTGAAGATACAAAAGAAGATAAATTACCTATTGAAGATAAAGTTACTCTGTATGAGTTTTGGTATAGAGAGGATGGAAAAATTAAAATCAAGTATTTGACTTTCGATGGTTCTATTCCTTATGTATTTGCTGAAAAAGACTTTGAATTCAATTTTTATCCATTTGTAGCATTTAATCTTGAAATAGATGAGTTTAGTATTTGGGGAAAAGGATTACCAGATTTAATAGATGATGAACAAAAATTTATGACATCTATAGTAAGAGGTGTTATAGATAACATGGCTATATCTAATTTTGGAACAAAGTTTATTAAAAAAGGTGCATTAGATAGTGTGAATTTTAACAGGCTTATGAACGGAGAACCAGTAGTTGAGGTTAACACAACATCATCTCTTAGAGATGTAATGATTGATGGTAACTTTAATGAATTACCTAATGCTGTTTATACAATGCTTCAAATAATAGAACAGCAATCAGAAGGTTTAACAGGTATTAGTAGAACAATGCAAGGTATTGATAGCGATTTAGTTAAATCTCCAGCGTCAAATTATAGTGCAATGCTCACACAATCACAAATAAGACTTATGGACTTTATATCTTCATTCCAACAAGGATTTAAAGAGATATTTTACATTTGGTTGAAATATGCTATGAAATATTTAAGCGATGATGAGATATATGAGAGAACAGGCATATCTATACCTGATGCTAAATTCAAGAAAATTCAAGAATTAAAGATGAAATACAATATAGAAAAATTACCATTAGATGTTAGAGAACAAGCTATGCAATTAATTTACAAAGAAGTTTTTGATATTTTCAATAAAGAAGATGTTAAATATGATATTAGGTTTAGAGTTGGTGGAGATGGATTGAGTCAAATAAGAATTAATCAAATAAATATGCTAATGCAACAATTAATACCAGCTATGCAATCAGGAACATTACCTCCTGTCATTATGAATAAATTACTTGCTAAACTTGCTGATTTAATGGAATTCCCTGAAATAGCTGATTTCATTGAAGAATATCAACCTCAACCAGACCCAATGCAACAACAAATGGCTCAACTTGAAATGATGGAAAAACAAGCTAAAGCTAAAAAAGAAATGGCATTAGCTGAAAATGCAATAGCAAGAAGTCAATCATTAATGAACAAAGATAAAGTAAATGTTGCTAAAGCTCAAACAGAAATGGCTGATAAAGTTTCAACAGCTAAACTAAAAGAAAGTCAAGCTATCAAGAACCAAGCTGAAGCACAAAAAATACTAAAGGAGATAAAAGATGGAGAAAAAGAAAAAGATAGAGGAAGTAAAAGAGTCAATGCAAAATCTAATGAAAAATAAAGACTTTCAATTAGTTTTTCTTGATTATTATCTAAACGATGATTGTTCAGAGTTGGTTCTAAATAATGACTTAAACAATCAAGCAACCATTGATGAATTGAAAGCCAAACAAGCATTTAAAAACTTTATTAACAGAATTTTAGTTTGATATAATAAACCAAGATTAAAAAAGGAGTTTAAATGGATTTAGAAAGAAATCTTCAGACAGAAGATAGAGTTGAAGAAGAATATGTTGATAATGATAACCAAGAAGTTGGTTCTGAGAATGAAGACAAAGAATATGATGAAATTTGGAATAAGGATGTAAGCTATGAAGACCTTGTTAAATTTAATCAAGAAAACAGTGAAGCTGTTGATGAACATCAAGAGGAAAATAGTGATAGAGATGAAAGTGATGATAGCAATGTGGAAGAAGGATTTGAAAGAGATGCAAGAAACGATGGAGGAAATCAAAAAGATGGATTAATTACTTTAACAAGACCTCTTAAATACAGAGGCAAAGAATTTTATCCTCAAACAGAGGAAGAGCTTATTGAGTTAGCACAAAAAGGTTTAGATTATTCATTTAAGATGAACAAAATTAAGCCATACAGAGAATTAATTAATTTTCTTGAACAAAATGGTATAGAACCAAGTGAGGCAATTAAAATGCTACAAAACAACAACTTTGGTTCTGACAGAACCAGTGCTTTTGATGATGACATCTTTGCTGACAGCAAGGATGAGATTAAAAATGAATTTGTAATTGATGAAGGACATATCCTTTATCCATTTGTTAATGAACTTAAGAAAATAGATAAAAGATTACCAGAGATGGTAATCAAAACTTATGATGGTATAGAACCAACCTTTAAGGTTGAGATTGCTTCTAAAAATTTATTGAAACAATTTGTTAATAGTGTAGTTAATGGTGAGTTTGAAAGAGTTTATCCTGTTGCTAAACAAATTAAACAAGCAAATCCTTTTATGTCTTGGGTAGACGCATATGTAACAGCAAGTAAAAAAGTTGTAAATAAACCTGTAAGGAATGTAGAACCAACAACTGGTTCTGAAATTCCAAACAGAAAACCAAAACCTAAAAAACAAAAACCTAAATCTCTTGAAGAACAATACAATGAGATTTGGGAAAATTCTAAATTAAACTCTGTTGAAGAGTTAGAAAAAATTCTTATAGAAGGAGTGTAATATGAGTGCTATTACAGTTTATGCAAAAAAATATAAATATGATGTTATTGGCGATTATGACAATGATAATGGTACAACTGTTCAAAACAAAACAAATAACTTAACTGATGCTTATGGTAATAAATACAGTTTTGTAATTACTGTTGCTTTAACAGAAACAGATGGAATTACTGTAGACGAAACTACAATTAAAAAACTTGAACTTTACAAAAAAGCTATTTATGCTTCTGGTTTAGGTGCTGGTAGAAAAGTTGTGTTAATTAAAAATGATGATGTTAATGAAAGTATTGAAAGAGGTGTTGACAGATTTTACGCTGTAGTATCTTAATGAATAAAAAAATAATATAGAAAGGAGTTAATTATGGCTTTAATGTATGGAAATCAAGGTGATAAATTAGGTGCTAAACAACAAGCTATCATTGACAAATTAATGGCTACAGAGGTTATTCAAAATACTATTTTTGAAAAGTATGCAACTATTACTAAAACCTTACCTCAAAAAGCTGGTAAAACAATTACATTCAGAAAACCAGTTAAAATCAAAGATTTAATGTTAGCAAACAGTATTTATGAAAACTATACAGGAAACGATAGTGCTAATACAGGTGCTGGAATTGCAACATTGGTTGACCAAGATTACTATAAAAGATTCATTCTTGCTGAAGGCGACAGTGGTTCTGAAAGAAGTTATGCAAAATACATTGAATTCAATACAGATGTATTCCCTATTGGTTTCTGGTCAAAAATTTCTGAAGAAGTAAGCCTATTCCATGATATGTGGAATCTAACTGATTACATCAAAGAGTTAAGCGAAACAGGTGCATTTATTATAGATGGTTTCTACAGAGACCTTTACATGAATAGTGCTGGTCATCAAATTGATATTAGTGCTAATGCTGATGGTTCTAATAATATGCAAGACCAAGCATTTGCTGATGCATGTAAAAAAATCTCTATGCAATTAAGACTTAGTGGAGCTAAATATGTAAACAGAATTCTTGATAACAGCCCTAACTATGGAACTGTTCCTGTATTTGCAAGATATACAGCTATTGTTAACCCACTTTGTGAGTTCTCATTAAGAGACAATCCTGAATTTGTTCCTGTTGAAAAATATCCTCACACAACAAAAGTAATGGAAAATGAAATAGGAACTCTAAAAGATATTAGATTTATTGCAAATGAAAATATGTATATCGAAGATGATGGAACAGACCAATATGGATGGGCATTAATTATGGGGCAAGACCACACAGCAAATGTTCCTATTAGAGGTAAAAAAAGAATTGAAACTGTAATTAAAGGTCTAAACAACAATGACAAATCTGACCCATTAGATAGATTCCAAATTGTAGGTTTCAAATCTTGGCTTGGAGCATATACGCTTTATCCAGAAAGACTTGGTCTAATCAAAGCAAAAATCAACTACTAATTAGGTTAATCAGAGAACCAACTCCCCCCTTGGTTCTCGAATTAGTCTAATAAAAAAACAAAGATAAAGGAGATATAATGGCTAAACAAAGACAAGATATTCATGAGGTAGTAATAACTCCAGCAACAGATAATGCTCACAGAGAAGGTTTTGTAAAAATTAATGGTAGAATAATTCCTTATGGTATTAAAATGAAGTTGCATATTAATGATATTAAAGCAATCCAAAGAATTAAAGAACCAAAGAGAATTAGCACAGGAGTAGATGTACAGGCATTAATGGATAGGTTGAAATTACCTCAAGAAAAAGTAAATCAATTAT